AGGCCGAGAGCTTGGCCTCGTCCTCGATGTAGCAAAGCCAGCCGATCTTGGGCGCGTGGTACTCCCAGGCATCGGCAATGCGCACCGCGATCTGATTGGTTTTGCCTGCCCACACGCCCGTGGCAGCGGCAGGCACGAGGTAGCGGTCGCCGTTGGCCGGGCTGGCAGGTGGAGCAGTCAGGTCACGGTCTTTCACGGACAGTCCCACCACCGCGCCCAAGCGCTTGAGGTTGGCATCCATGCCCGTGTCCCAGCCGCTTTCGCCGAGCGTCCAGCCATAGTTGAGTCCAAGGTTCGGGTCGGTTGATGACATGATTTCTATTTCCTATGGCGCTTGCATGGCGATTCGTATTCTTTGGATGTCATCAGGCGCGTTGCGACGATGTGCCTGTGCTGGATGCTGACGCCAATGGCGTCCAACAATGGGCAAATGCAATACGGGAGATCGCCTTGCCAATCGCAGCGACAGCATCCACTCTGGATAAAGGGAAAGTCCCTGAATAAAGCGCAGCTCAGTGCGTGCGGCGGAACGTCTGTACATCACACAACTGTGTACGAGGCTCGCGCGCTGCGTATGTATCCATCGACTGTAAGAAAGTCGACGACGTCCTAGAGTTCGGCCCTCGGCATCAATCAGCGTCTCATCGGTGTAAGCCAAGAATGCTTGCGGGCAGGTATCGAGAGCATCGGCCATTTGCACAAAAGCATTTGACTCATATACGTTGTCGGGGTCGACGAAACAGATGTAGTCCGCCCCGTCCTTGGCGATGCAATCTGCCCAGTCATCCCCCATCAGCGTATTTCGGCTGGTGGCAACCGATTCGAGGCGAATGTCAGGATGCGAAAGGCTTTCAACAGCGAGCATCTTCCAATGCTCTGGCTCGTCAATTGTTAGCATGTAGGCATCGATACGCGGTTTCATCACACACCTCCCCAAGACTGTCCCCAGCGCAGGCCGTAGCCCGCGCGATCCATGATCCGCACCTGCGGCTGCCAGCTGCTCAGGCCATCACGCTCCGGGCTGATCTCCACCGTGATGCGGTCGCCCAGCGCGCCAGCATCCAGCGCGGCCACTGCTGCCGTCCAGAGGTAAGTGGTGCCAAGCAACCCCGTTTCCGTGTGCGCCAGAACGCCGTTGCGATTGCGGATGCGCACCGTGTAGTTCACGCCCAGTTCCGGCCCGATGTCGCCTTCGTCTTGCTGCACGAGGTAGGCGGTCTGCTGGGTGCGGTCGCGATGGACCCACGCGACGGTGAGATCACCGGCCACCACGGCAGGCTCGGTCTGGCCATTGAGGCGGATGCGACCGGGGGGATATGGCAACGCCTGCCGACCGGTCAGCACCAGCGGCTGGCCGTTGGCGGCAAGGACAGGATCGCCCTGATCGGTCGACGTGCGCGGAATCGCGCCCACGAACACCGATTCGCCCGGGGCGCGCTCCGCGCCTTCCGAGGCCAGCCATTCGCCCACGCCAATCAGCCGAGTCCCTGATGCATGTGCTTGGGGCGTGGTGTCGAGCACGCCGCGTGCGAGATCGATGGTCGCATTGGCGGCATCGAAGGCCAGGACGGCCACTGCCTCTGCAATCGCCCCACTGGCATCGACCAGATAGGCATAGTCGCTCACGGCCAGTCTCTCTGGCTGGCTGATGGCGGTCACCGGCACTGCCACCGCATCGGATTCGGTCGCTGGCAAGGCCGCATCGAGCGTCAGCAGTGGTGCGTAGTCCTCGCCCACGACGGCGGCGAGGTCGGCACTCGAAGCGCCGGTGGCCAGTTGCCAGTTCAGTTGCCCGGTGCCGCCTGCCGCCGCCAGCGCGCCGAGATAGGTGTCGGTGTCGGTCAGATAGGCCAGATCCGCACGCGACAAGCGCCGCGCCAGTTCCCAATACGGCACCTCGACGGCCAGCACCAAGGCAGGAGGCAGCGGCTCGATGGTGGGTTCCTCGACACGTGGTGGCGGGGGCGAGAGCACGGTGTTGGTCATGCCGAACACGTCCTCGATGGCCTCGATACGCCACTCGGCTGCACCGTGCTTACCGGTGTCGATGCCGGTGACGCGCACCACCATCTGATCCACACCCAAGCGCGGCCAGTTCAGCAGGAACACATCGCCCGGCAGCGGTGGGCGCTCCAGTGTTTCGCGTGCCACCGTCAGACTCATCCGGGCCAATGGGGAGCCCAAGGCGCGCAGATCGCGCAAAGCCAGCCGCGCGGCCAGCGGCCCGTAGTTGACGCCCGGGTAGTCACGGCGCTGATTGATCACACCGCCTTGCAACTGGATGGCGGCCAGGTTCTCGACCGTGACGGTTGCATCACCGCCGGTTTGCCAGTCGGTGTAGACGACGGTCAGTTCGTTGGGCAGTTCGCCCCACTGGGCGCGCTCGAAGCGTTCCAGCCGCACGATCTCGTCGGGGCCCAACTGCGGCAGGCTGTCGATCCAGTAGTCGTCGCGCAGCAACTTGAGCTCAAACGTGCCTTGCTCCGGGTCGGTGTAGAGGATGCCGCCGATGTGGTCGATGACCTGGCCGATGAAGCTCTCGATGGGCTGCTGGCGAGTCCAGATCAGATTGAGACCAAAGCCTTCGCTCGACAAAGCCGACGCTGCGTTCCAGAAACTCCAGCCGATGGTGCTTTGCGGGTAGCCCATGCCCCAATGCGGATCGGTCAGGCATTGCACCAGGACGTGCGCCGGGCTCATGCCGACGCTGATCTCCCGGCCTTCGTCCTCATCCCAGGTACGGACTTCGGCGTTCCACTCCATCCACGGCGCATCGAACCAGCCCGCTGTGAAGCGTCGCACCCGTACCGCCCACGGTTTGATGTAGGGGTTGTTGGCCGCGAACAGGATCTTGCGCGCCACCAAGGACAGCACGCCCCGGAATGCCGGAATGGCTGGCCCAAGGCGGCTCATCAAATAGTCATTACGCCCCTGAGCAGCATGGCCGGAAAGCACGTCGATGGTGCCCACCACGCCGCCTTCGCGTTCGTCGCCGCCAAACAGGGTGGGCTTGTTGATGGAGAGGCTGCTCAAGCCATGCCCGCTGGACAGCGGCGCGCGGTCGGCATCACCCCACGCGGTGCGGTCGCCCATCTGGATTTCCTGCACGGCATCGACCGGCCCCTGGCACAGGGCCAGATGCAGCCCCATGCGGTAGCGGTAGCCGACGGTTTGGGATTTGCTGCTGCCACCCATCAGCGCGGCTCCTGCCGAACGTGCCCACGAGCGTGCTCGACCACGCGCCGCGCCATCGCGTCGCCAGTGGCCAGCAGGGTGTCAGCATCGAGCCCGTCCCGCAGGAAACCCCGGAAATCCAGATCGTGACGCGCAAACCACTTGCGCGTGCCGTTCACGCACAGGCCGACGGCGCGCACGTGATCGATGGTGATGACGGTCTCAGTGCTCATTTCTTGCCACCTTTCTTCTTGATCGGGTCAGCCTCCAGATCGCCGTACCAGACGACGTTGGAGCCGCGCAGCAGCACGGTGCCGAACACGACGGGAATCGGTCGGCCTTCTTCGGCAGTGGGCGCGTCCACATCGGACAGGGAGGCGGGTTTTGGCTCGGGCGGTTTTGGGGCGAGCGCAACCGAAACCAGCGCCGCCACCACGATGACGACGAGGTACCACATGGCGATTTCTCCAGGGATTCAGAACACGCCCGTCGAGAACGGGTTCTTGCTCGGGATGGCGGGAAAGCCGCCGTAGTTGTGGCTTCGGCCGCCGCTTCGCGGCTTCCCGTCGGCTGCGCCGACATGAGCCTGCGTCGAAACTCTGCTGGTTCCGATCAGAAGATCGGCGTGCCGCTGAAGGGATTCTTGGTTGGGATGAATGGGAAGCCACCGAAGTTTTCGAGGTTGCCGAAGCGCGACTCGCACGTTTGCGTGCTGTGATCACAGCCCACCGTCAGCAGCACGGAGGTAGCCACTTCAAGGGCCACCGGATAGAGCAACTCCACGCCGCTGCCGAAGTCGCTGACGATCATGTGGCGGGCGCCTTCCGGGGTTTGCAACCAGCCACCGGCCAAGCCGCCGCTGACGCTGCCGGGCACACCGCCATCGAGATCGACGTTGCGGCCACTGCTGTTGCTCACTCGGCTGCTTACAGAAATCGGTGAGGCACCGCAGGCAGCCGAATACAGCACGTGGGAACACTTGCGGCTGTAGAGCCGCCGCAGGCCGATGCGCTTGAGACTGACCTGCGCGGATTCACAGCGAACGCGTGCCACATCGTCGGCGACCTCGACGCCCAGCACCCGGCCCATCCAGCGCGTGCCGGAGATCCACCAGTAGTCG